TGACCGACGACAGCATCGACGCTGTTGTTCGTATGATCCTTGACGATCGGTTTGCCTCGAAGACTTTCAGCCGCAGACTTGAGGCCACTCCGCCGCCAGATCTTACGATTCTCCGATTTGCCGAGGGTGATGTCGTCTTCCCCGAGAGCAACGCCATGAACCAGTTGTGAAGAACCGGAACTGGGCTTTGCTGGGGAGAGTTCAGCAGTACCCCCGAATAGTGTATCGACGGTCATATGTGATGTGTCTTCAAATTCGCAACTTCTGAGTGCTTCTGCCGGGTGTCGAGCCCGGTCAGGACAGTTCGAAAGAACCTCCTTCAGAAGCTCGTGGGTTGCCGAATGAAAGAACCCCCTCTTCCCCACCCACAAAAGGAGTCATCGGGGAACGAGTCTACTTTAAGTCAATAATTGATTCCCAGGTCTTTCGCCGCTTATCTGAAACACCGTGGATGAATCCTACCTGTCGATCAGCGTTCCGAGCTTGGAGTGCGCCGATCTCGAACTCGTGAATGCCACCGGGCTTTGGCGAAGGACTCCGAATTGCTGGGATTCCATCGACAGGAGCCTGCCTGTATTCGTGGTAGTGAGCGAGATAGAAGATGTCCGGCTGAACATCGAGTCCGTGAAGCCAGTTACCCATCTGTTGAGAACTGGCAGAGGTTCCTGTGATTTGCTCGTATGCATTCTCACCGTGAGTCGCCAGAGCATCCCATTCTCCGCCACGTAATTCGAAGAGTTTGTATGGGGTTGCCTCCCCGACTTGGAAGTTGACGTTCTCGTACTCCGTATAGCTCAAAACACGTTTCAGTTCGCGGTAAACGAACAGATCGGCATTAGCCTGTCTCGTCTGCCCCTTAGCCCTCATTTCACCGTGATTCCCGACTTGGCAAACGACGTTGACGATTGAGTAGTGTTCGGCCAAACTGAGGATGACCGGGATCAGTTCATCGAGGCAGATGTCGATCTGATCCGCGATGTAGGCTCCAACATCCTCGACTTGATGATTATAGATGTTCTCGTTAGTCACCAGGTCTCCGTCGAGTACGAGGTGGAAGGTATCGAAGTTGATGTTCGGGGAAACCATCCGCTCGGGGATGGAGATGCATTTGTGGCCGAAAACACGCATCGCCTCCCGCCAGTCTTCTTCTCCGTAGACGGTCTCTCCCCGATGGCTTGTGACATTTTGACCAACATGAACATCAGAGAGGAGAGCAACGATGTCTTCTCCTTTTTCTGTCGGGTCCTGAACTGCCGTAACAGGAGTGATCGACCGGGCCTGTCGAATTTGTTTGTCTTCTGTAGCGGTTAGCCAGTCGTTCGCTTGCTTCGTGATCTGCCCCATGTTCGTGGAGCCGATCTTTTGTTTGATTTCACCTGTTGGATCGAAGTAGGCGTCATTCTTCTCGTCGTATTCGATCTCATATCCCTTGTCTTCGATCTCGTCGATGTAAGCTCCGATGACCCGTTTTGGTACACCGAGTTCTTCAGCGAGTTCTCCTTCCGAACTGGGAAGGTTGGATATGATGTACGCTTCCCGGTCCTTCAACTCTTGATTGACCTCTTCTTCTTCTCCGTTTTCATCCTCTTCGGGAAAGTCGTGGTATCCGGTAATCCGGTATTTCCCATCTTCACAGTTTTCCACCCCATACCCCTTCTTTCGGAGATCGGAAATTCGTCTCCTTGCACTTGCCCTACTCACGTCGTAATGTTCGGCGATCTCTTGTGATGTAGCCGGGAGGATTGTCGAGGCAAGATTCTTCTGGGCTTCCGTGAGGTCATCGAAATTCATTGAGGGTGTGGGTTAATCGTAGTGTTCTTCTATGATGTGGTCGATGTAGTCCCGAATGGATGCTCCGAGAAACCGTGTCTCGCAGCCATCGACATGACAGTATTCTCGTGTGAGTCTTTCGTCGTCGTATTTTCGACTCATCCCTTCACTAATCCGGATCAGTGAGTTGCCCGGCAGTGAAGTAGTCAGAATCCCCGTCCGAGAAGGCGACAATGTATTTGGGCCGTTGAGGGCTCGCATGAACTTTCTCCGAGTCGTCTTTGCTGGCATTAGAGAAGTCGAAAGGTTCCTTTACGATTTCTAAAATTACCCCCTGACCTTTGGGAGTCTCGACTTCCTGATCTACCGTGTATTGGGCCAACTCATCGACGCTTCCAACCAGATCCTCGGCCTGATCCGAGTCGATACTCTGAGAGGCGCTTGAAGCCTCCTCAGTCGTCGCTGCGTCAGTGGAAGAGGTATTGGTCTCGTCCCTTATTGCTCGGCGCTCACCGGCATTCTGAGCCTCCTGCTCGCTCGATGCAGGCGGACGAGTGTAGTCGGTTCCACTTCGACTTTCATTGACCTCCTCGTTTCTTTCGACGAGGACTTGTTGACGTTCTTCGGGTGGGATGCCGATCTTGAGTTGAACTTCGTTTTTCTCGTCTTCGGAAATCCAGTTCTCCTGAATGGCCTTCTCCTGAAATGCCGGAGTAAATTCAGTGGCGATTTCGTCTTGAGCCGCTTCGATCTGGAACTCGATTCGCTGTTCCTGACTCCGGGAGACGAACTGATTGATGTACTGCTCGAACCCACCAAGAGCATACTTTGGGAGAGGCATAGCCGACATGATCCAGTTGATGTCGAACTCCAGAGCATCGGAAATGTCGGCGACCTCTCCCGAAATAGTCTCGATGTCAACGTCCCCAGTCACACCTTGCTTCTTGCCGGCTTCGAAGTCATCGGCCTCGTGATGGGACATGAACTCTTCAACATCATCTTCGGGCCAAGGATCGTCTTCACTGCCGAAGAGGAAGAGCCAGAACTTCCAAGCCATACTCTCGATGGCCTGATCGTTGTCTTTGAGCTTCTTTCTGAGAGAGTCGATTCGGGGAGCAACTGCTTCGAGTCGAGAGGTTCCGAGGATTTCACCGATGTCTGCGTCTCGGGTGAGCTTGATGATCTCGTCAACCGTGTATAGAACGGGCTCACCACCAGTAGATTCCGCTTCCTGAATGTATGCGGCGTATCCATCATCGGTTTCGTCCATGTCTTTCAGGAAGGATTTGTCGGCCTTCTCGGGCAACTCAGGTTCTTTGTCGAGGAGGATTGGCTGGTTTGGGTAGGTCTGGAACGAGATTTTCTTGTTGAGGGGGATGAAGAAGAATCCCGAGAGACTTCCACTACTGTCGGTTGCCTTCTCTATCATGACCGTCCCTCGGACTTCTCGTTGAATGACTGCTTTCTTCAGGAACGGTCGAAGGTCTCGGTTCTTGAGTCCCGAAACGATTGCACAGGACTCCGCCCAACGCTCAAGATTTTGCTTTGCTTCGTCGTTCGGAGCCTCGATGTAGTATCCGGGACGGACGACTTCAGCAGCAAAGGCCCGGATCGACTCCCGGACCATCGGAACACTTTCGAAGTATCGCCAGTATTGTTCGAGGTCGTCGTCAGGAATGTCGATGTCACTACCACTTCCTCCCATGAGACCCGTCGACCGAGATGAGGCCGGACTCGAACTTCCACGAGGAACTGAACTGGTGTCTTCGTATCCGGATGCCTTGGCGAGTTCTTCGACGGCAGTATTCACTACTCGACTGTTACCAACCGCATCTCGGATATTGAAACGACCCATGTCAGTTGAAGGAGTGAGCTTGTCGGCCACCAACCTGATTGGTCGAACTATCGTTGAAGTCGTAGAACTTCTCCGCACTACCACTTGTTCGACCCTGCTTCCACGCCTTGATAGCCAGAGCCAACGAGTCAGCGTAGTCGTCGTGGCCTCCGGGTGGGTGATGAACCTTCAGATTACCCGCATTGGTGTATTGTTCGTCCATGTCGAGGAGTTCGCGTTGAAGGTTCTCTCCGTCGTCGTTCTGGGGGATACTGATGTTTCCGTCCTCGAACTGTTGCTGCATCTTGGTGTAGATGTCTGCTCGACTCGGACGGGTGAATTTGAACCCCTTCAGTCCCCGAATGTCACGCTTCAAGTCTTCGAAAACGGTTTCCATGCCGGTCTCGTCGATATAGATTCGGTTGTAACGATGCTTCTTCCAGAGTTTTCGAATCTGGCCGACCGAGTGCGAGATCGGTTTACCTTCACTCGAAGTAATATCGAAGATGTTTCCGGTCTCGTCGATCGAAGTCAGAACGGACCGATCAGGTCCACCTCGACCGAAGTCCACGCCGAGGAAACACTGACGACCCAGCTTATCGACAGTCCCAGTTTTGATTATCGAACTATTAATGTTGTCTGCATCGAAGAAAGTGTCTGCGGAACTGTCGAACTGCCCAAGGATTTCCTGTTTATATTGGCGCTCGGACATCCCATCAGCGATTTCATTGTCGACGTACTTCTTGGTCGTCAGCGGGTTGTCGTAAGAAGAAACCTGAACAGACATCCATCGATCGTCAGTCCACTTGTCCCAGAAGAATCCGGACTTGCCGTAAGGAGTCGAGGAGATGATGTAGTCTCCCTGGGTCGTCATCAACATGGGACCGATGATCTCCGTGAAGAAGTCCTGTTGAATGAAAGCAGATTCGTCAACGATCACCATGTCAGCAGTGTATCCACGGACAGTGTGCTTTCGGTTCGTAGCAGGGAGAGCAACAATTCGAGATTCGTTTGCGGCAACGATGCTTTTCTTCTTGTTCTCAACGATGCCCCACTCTTCCTCACTGTAGCCAGACTTGTCGATTTCGGGTTTCAGTTCTTGATTGAAGAGGTCGAGGACCTGACTCTCGGTGTTCGAGAAGACGAGGATGTCCGTGTTCGGTGCACTCGTGACGAGCTTGTGAAGGGCAAGCCACGCGATCGCTCGGGTCTTTCCCACCTGTCGACCGGCGACGAACTGCTTGTATTTGCTATCCTTGTCGAGAAAGCGTTGCTGATAGTCGAAAATTTGGTCGACGTTGAAGACATCACGAACGAAAACCGAGGGAAAGTGATGCCACTGGATAAGGCGCTTCTTCTCAACGTCATCAAACATGGTTGTAGAGTCCGAGAAAACCTGTATTACAGCAAAGTCAGGTTTGTTCCGTCGCACACCATACGGGCGAACGATCCACCCGAGAGGGTAATACCCAAACTGCCATCGATCTGAGCCGACCCTTCAGTATCGACAGTTACGGGATTGGAAGAACCGGAATCGGTTCTGTTTTTGACAACGATTTCTTTTCCTTCTTGGATGTCGTCGGTAGATACAGTGACCGTAACGGCTCCCCCGGACGTGTCGATGAGAAATACGTCGTCTCCGGACGTGACGACATCTGAACTGGTTTGGAGGACCTGAGCATTCTTCCACCCATTTGTTCTCTCAACTCGGTCTTCAGATCCTCCATAGGGACGCTTATAGAGTATTCCATCGCCCTTGAAGTAGAGAGCGATGTTCCCAGTCCCAATATTCGTGTCCGAAGGGGTAGATGAAACTTGTCCAAAGAAAATAGACTGAGTTTCGACTTCTGAAGGATCAATTACAGCGTTTGTGAGCGCGTTTACGATGTCCGAGTCAGTTCGGTGTGCGCTTGAGTTTGTTTCGTGATTGGCGAAGGTCGGAGTTGAAACGTATTCAGAAGACGCGAAGACAATAAGGGCGGAGTTCGTACTTGCAGTCGATTGATCGGAGACATTGAAATCCGGGCCGAACTCCATCGAGTCTGCATCAGATATAACTAGGCTCCCATCATTCGAGATGTCAAGTTGAAGGTCATCAGAGTCGGTGACTACTGATGCTCCCTGAACAGTCAGACCTTGAGGGTAGCCCGGTGTTTCGCCGTCTCCAATGATAAATTTCGGCTGACTTGTACTACTGGAGTCATCGATGAACTCAAGTCGTGTCTCGGACGAGTTGTACTGAATCAGCCATTCGTTGTCCGTTCCGAGCTTGATGGCTTTGTCGTTTTCCAAATCGACATCATCGATGCTACTCCCGTCAACAACTTCAGTACCCGCTTCGAGTTTGTCAGCAACAAGACGAGGAATCTTGAATGCCCCATCATTCGTAATCTCGAACCTCGTATCTTGAGGGATATGGATAATCTCGAAGTTGCCGGTGTCCTCATTGTTTCGGATGAGGAAGTCTCCAAATTCTGCGAATCCCATTATTCTTTGAAAATGATTCCGCCTTCGACAATCAGACCACCCTCTACAGTGAACCTTCCGTTGACGACTTCGGTGTAGTTATCGAGGATTCTGAGGTAGACATCTTCATCGATTTGGTCCTCGATAAAGTTCGAACCGACATTGAGTTCGCCTTCTGAGAACTCGATTCGAACGCCCGGACTATGACCGTAGATAGCCATTATTCGTCTTGCTCCGTTTGATTTTCGTCGAGTTCGTCCAAATCGATAACATCCAAGTCCTCGGCTGCTTCTTCACGAGACACCGACTCGGCTTCCTCATTTACCGAAGAGATGAGATCGACCAGCCCCTTTTGAGCATCCGCACTCTGTGAATCGGGACTTTCTCCGAGTAGACCGAGTTCCTTCAGGGTACGGATGTTCGTTCTAGCGAGCCGATCAACAGTGAGATGAATGGGATGCTCTTTTTCCTCTTCGATGGTCCCGAACTCTTCGATGTAGTCGCTCGTTGAGGTAAGAGTCATCCCCTCGTTGTCGATGATTTCGTTGCCCCTCCGGCGTTTGTGCATATCGATGCACACCTGACGAAGCATCTCTACTTTCCCCTCGTGGGTTGGGTCAAACGGCGCTCGTGCAACGAATCCGTAAAGCCAGCGGTCGATCAGACTCTTCTGAGGGTCGGGGAGTTTCCGGTAGTACCTCGATCGGTCTTTCTCGATGCCGAACTCCCAGTCGTCAAGTTCAACCTCTTCTCCAGTCCCCCCTCGATTGACTTCCAGAGATTCCGTGTGAGCGCCGCATTTCCCGTCTGAGTAGGAGGGGTCTTGTGTGCATACCTCTCCATCCTCTTGCTTTGCTCCACAGATGTTGTCGCTCTCAGACCGACTTGAAGACGACTGTGATCCTTGTTCGTCGCTCGATTCTACTGCTTCAGTTTCCGTTTCAGTATTGTCTTGCTCCTCGTCATCCACATCAATTTCTTCCATCCAGCTACCCATAATCGATCACTCGTAACCTTCGTCAACGATGTCGTCTGATCTGGGGTCCTCGTTTGGGGTCTCTGTCACAGTGGCCTTGTGATTTCCATCAACGATGTCGTCTGGCAACAGGCGATCTATGACGGGTGGAACATCACCGATATGGAAGATTGCAGTCCAGTACCAGAGAACGAGGCCGACTAAAGCGAACACGATGTAACCAATTCCTTCGATTCGAGTCAGGAAAGTACCACCGTAGAAAGTCCCGCTTGATGTGAGAATAGTCCCGAGAGAAAGACCAAGGAAGGTGAACGTAGTCATTGGATTAGCCTCGTCTCTCTTTGAGCAAACGAGAGAGAAATAGACGGCCCCAATAAAGTTGACGGAAGCCGAAATGAGCCCCATTTGACGGGGTGTTATCGTGTCGGTTAGCACCATCAGGATTCCTGCAAACGTCCCGATTAGGATTGTTCCGAGGAGGAGACTTGCTTTTGGCCGCTCTGCTGCTCTTTGGGAGAGATGGTGTAGGACTTTCTTTGCTGAACTAAACATCATTTATTTCTGGTCGGGCGGTTTTCCGGGTCCGTAGTACTTTGCTGCCTCTCTTGCTCCAAGCAAGAGGGTTGCTGTACCAAGGATTGCAGTCGCGTGGACGGACCGAAACTGTCCGACTCCCAAAAACTCTGCCATGACCAGAACCAGGACGAAAAAGATGAGAATCGTTCCCAGAATCCGGTTGAGGTCGAGGTTGTTGTTCTGGTTGTTTTCTTTCGACATTCATCGGTCATGTGGGTCGGGGTTTCTTGTCTGGTCGAACTACTGGACGAACTCTTCGTACTCAGAATAGTCAGAACGAGAGGGAACAGCAACGAACGAATCGGTTTCACTGAGATCGACTTGGATAACCGGACCGTCTTCTTCCTGTCCCTCAATGTAGAGATCGAATTGATGGTAACGATAGAATCCGGAAGCGTAGAGAACAGTATCGGCGGACGTAACGGGGTTGGTACGAGTCAGTGAATCTTCTGAAGCGTTGATCTGGTACTTGAACTCGACTGTTTCAGTCATCTTGGGGTGGTTCTACGACCCGCTTGATCGTATCTGCCTCATACCGGAAAGCGACAGTACCGTGTTCTACCCGAACTCCGCTCTCCGAAATAGTCGTTTGAGAGGCGTCAAACAACTTCGTTCCTCCATTATGGAAATCCACGATGACTTTGCCCTCTTGGGGAGTAATCGCCTCTTCGATTTCGGGTTTGGATTGAATCTCTGAAACCTCGTCAACTGCTTTCCGAAAAATTTCAGTAACAGGTTTGCGTTGATTAGTTGGATCGAGAGCGCGGTCTTTGGTGGCTTCGTAAAGGTCGGAATATTCTACCTGAATGTCTCCTTCTTCCTGAAGACGCTTGTAGAGGTTCCGGATTGCTCGAACCCTCTGTGATTTTTGGAGTTGTTTTACCCTCCAGTTCCACTGTCCCTCACTCTTGCACTGGGAACAGATCGTAGCGATTCCTTCAGACACAGAGTAAGACTGGTAGTAGACCGTTTCTGCTTCGACCCGATCGACGTGAGAATTGAGAACACCCCGGAGAGATTTGGGAAGATTTGCGGGGTCGTAATTTCTCAGTAGATCGTGAGTCTTGGTGTAGCAGTTGTCACAGATATTCTCGTTTTCGTAGATTCGGTGGTTGAAGATCGATCTTGTTTCTTGTTCTTGGATGGTTTGGGCTGTACTCATGGGAGTAGGCGATTCGAAACCGATAGAATAGACTGTTCACCCAGGCTCGCCCTACTCCAGACGCGACCGACCGAGGCCCGAAGGGAGGGGTGGTGGGCGTCCCGAACTTACTTGATCTATAGTTATCCCATGTCTATTTAAAAATTTGGATTACTCCGTCTACTGTATTTTGGACGATTGACTAACTCTATTCCGGTTAAAGTCTGAGTGGTAAACGGTTATAATCGGGAATAGGAGTATTATTCCTCCACTATCCCCCGACTAACTCTTAGAACTCCGCCTCTACGAAGCCCGAGCGATCATGTCTTGGCTCGACGAAATAGATGAGGAAGAAGACACCACCAAAGAATCAACGAGCAATCAGAGTTCCCAGTCCGAGCCTTCGTGGCAGAACAAGTTGACTCCCGAATTAGAGGAACAGATCGATGATGCCTTCCCTTATCCTTCGTACCGAGATCATCAATACGAGACAATCGCGGAGGCAGCCGTGGCTCTATTCGAAGAAGACTATCAGAACGTAGTTATCAACGGACCGACTGGAGTTGGAAAAAGCGGGATAAATGTCACTTTAGCTCAGATGGCCGATGATGCGTTTATGACTACTCCCCAGAAAAAGCTCCTGCGTCAACTACGAGACGATGATGATCTGAACGAGTTTTACAACGTCCTCATGGGACGTGCTGAATACTCTTGTCGTCCTTATGATCCTGATGAAAAAGAGCGGGTGGAAAACAAATGCAACGATTGCTTCGTCACGAGGACTTCGGATACTTCTTGTCAAGAGGAACTGTGTTGGTACTGGGGTGCGAAAGAGGATGCAATGTTCAATGACATAGCCGTACTCACGTTTGCGTTCTTGATTTACGACGGCATGATCCCCGTTTTTGCGGCAGAAGGACAAGAGCGTATCTCCTTTTTCGACAGAGATATGCTGATCGTCGATGAGTGCCACAATCTTGAATCGCAGGCAGCCGAAATGTTTGCCGGGTTCAAACTCTCTCCTCGAACCCTTCCGGGAGAGGTCTACAGTGAACTCCCCAACCACCTCGATTTCGATGCTGTGAAGTTTGAAGAAGTGAAACCGGCAGCAGACGATGTTTACGAGGCGGCCTGTGAGTTTATATACGAGAACAATGTCGATGAGATCCCGGATTCCCAGAGAGAGTTGAAAGAGGAAGTCGATGAGGCAGTCGAGAAATGTGAAAAGTTTCGGCGGAAGTACAAGAACTGCAAGAGGTCTTTCCGAAACGGGGATGATTGGGTCGTCGATGTCGATACGGATCACCAGAACAATCTCACTGTGAAGATCATGCCGGTCGATGTCAGTGATTTCCTTCAGCATCGAGTTTGGGATCGAGCAGAAAAGCGAGTTCTATCGACTGCGACTCTTCCCCATCAATCGTACCCCTCGAAGTGGTTGAAGAAGGTGGGTATCGACCCCCAGAACACCAAAGTCATTCAGAAGCCAATGCCCTTCCCCGCTGAGAACCGTCAGATCGACACGAGACACGTTGTGGGCTCGATGAGCAGTGGAGGAATGGAAGAGCATTGGGACGACGTTGTGAACGCTCTCAAGCGAATCTCAGCCCGTCACGAGGGAGAGAAGGGACTGGTTCATACAGTGAGTTACGACCGGGCTGAAGAACTGAAGAAGGAGTTCCCGAGTAACGCCACCCTTCATGATTGGAGCCGAGACGAAGAAGTCGTGATGAAGTCATGGCAGTCTTCGGACCGAGACATTCTGTTCACTCCCGCGATGATGGATGGAGTTGACCTCCCCGATGACAAGTGTCGATGGCAGGCTCTCGTGAAGGTTCCCTATCCTTCGATCGGCAGTTCTCGAATCAACTTCAAACTGAACGAGCGTAACCAGTGGGGAGATTACTACGATTCGGCAGCAACTTCGATTATTCAGTCGGTTGGTCGGGGAGTCCGACACAAGGAAGACGAGTGTACCTACTACGTTCTGGACGAGGCATTTTTCGATGTGAATGCCCGTGCTTCGTTTCCGGACTGGTTCAGAGAAGCCATCGTGACTTAATCGCCAGCGCTTTCGCCGTAGTCTGGATGCTCTTCCCTGAACTGGGAGACTTTGACCGATCCCTCCTCTTCTTCTATCTCATCGAGTTTTCCCTTTTTCTGTCTGTATTCCTTGTAGGCTGGTGGATGAGGTACTTCTTCGTCACTGGAGGTGTACTTAGCATCTCCTTCTTTTGTTTTCTCGATGAAAACTCGACTCCATCTCGAAGCATTACGAGCTTGAGTTTCATCGATCACGTAGGCCCACGTTGTGATGAGAGTCGCTGGCTTGTTTCTGGTACTCGCTCCGGCAATGACGATGAAACCGAGTCCATCGAGTTCAATCATGAATCCAGCACTGGTCCTATCTTCTCTCCCGTCTTGGAAGAACTCACCCTCTTCGAGAGTCTTCTCTATGATGTGATCGGGGATCGATCGTTTCCATTGCTTGAAGTCGAAGTGGGTAGTTCTTGTGTATCGAACAGTAGTACGAGGCCAAACACGCTCGTTAGCAGTCATATCTAAGCTCCTTGGAGATCAGTATCGGTAATTCGGATTTCCGCACTGTCACGACCGAGGCCGGGATGTT